ACGCGCTCTGGATGGCATCACCCGTGAGCGGACAAATGTCGAAGGCAATCAGGTCAAGTTCCCGAAGATCGGTAAAGGCGTTGCCACCGTGCGGGTTCCACAGACCGATGTAACTCCGCTGAACGTGACCTATTCGCAGGTCACTGCAACGATGTCTGACTACATCGCTGCTGAATACAGCGACATCTTCAACCAGCAGAAGGTCAACTTCGACGAGCGCCGCGAGCTTGTTCAGGTTGTCGGTAATGCTATTGGTCGTCGTATGGACCAGCTCGTCATTGACGCGCTGAACGCCGCGTCGTCGCCATCCACTGTCGGCACCGACATTGGCGGCACTGGCTCCAACATGAACCTTGCAAAGCTGCTTGCAGCCAAGAAGGCTCTGGACACCAACAACGTACCGTCTGAAGGTCGCTGCATGATCATTCATGCAAATGGCCTGTCTGCGCTTCTCGACGAGACTGAGCTGACCAGCAGCGATTTTGCTACGGTGAAGGCTCTTTCTACTGGTGAGATTGACACGTTCCTCGGCTTCAAGTTCATCACCCTTGGTGATCGTGACGAGGGTGGCCTGCCGCTCCCATCGACCCGCACCTGCTTCGCATTCCACCGCGATGCAATCGGGCTTGGCATCGGCATGAACCAGAAGAGTGAGATCAACTACGTTCCTGAAAAAACGTCGTTCCTCGTATCTTCGATGTTCTCGGCTGGCGCTATTGCAATCGATGATGAGGGGATCGTCAAGATCTCCGCAACCGAGTAGAGAGGGGTATAGACAATGGCTTTCGTACTTGCTGACTTCACTCCTCTTGGTGGCCAGTCCAAGGCAGGCAACACGCCGGCCCTGTACGTTTACACCACCACCGAGGCGGCTACTGACGTTGACACCAGCGGCTACTTCAATGATCTGTCCGACACTCTGAAGGTCGGCGACATGATCATTGTTCACGGCGCTACTGGCGGCACCCGCACCGTTACGATGCACATCGTTGTGTCGAACGCATCGGGCGTTGTTGACGTGTCCAACGGTCAGACCATCGGCATTGTTACCGACGGTGACTAATCTGGCGGGGCAGCTTCGGCTGCCCCCCTTTACCTTTTTGGAGTAGTGCTATGGCGGCTGGCGATACCAAACTATCAATCTGCTCAGACGCCCTGATTATGTTAGGCGCTACTCCGCTTTCTTCATTTGCTACCGGCACAGACGAGGCTCAGGTTGCTGATCGCCTCTATGATGATGTGCGCGACACCTTGCTGATGCAGTATCCATTTAGCTGGACGCTAAAGAAGGTGAAGCTGGCACAGCTTGTTGACACGCCAATCAATGAATGGAAATACAAGTATCAACTGCCGGGAGACATCCTCGGCAATCCGCGCGCCGTGTTCAATACCAGCTCTGTTGGTGGCCGCCCTGTGCGCGACTTTGAGATCTATGCCGGCGGCGTCTACACCAATCTGGAAGAGGTGTGGATCGATTATCAGTACCGCCCGGAGCCTGCCATCTTCCCGCCATATTTTGTGCGACTGTTGCGCACCGCATTGGCGGCAGAGTTTGCGGAGCCGATCACTGACCAGATCACCAAGGCAGAATATTATCACGGCAAGGCATACGGCTCACCCGCCGAGAATATGCGCGGTGGCCTGATGCGCGTTGCTATCAACATCGACGGCGCAAGCCAGCCATCGCAAAACATCCAAGAGTTCCCCATAGCCGATATCAGGTACTAGCATGAGCCGCATCATTCAGATCCAGAATGATTTCACCAGCGGTGAGCTAGATCCGAAGCTGCGCGCGCGTACTGACATCGCGCAGTATAAGTCTGGCCTGACCACAGCGCGCAACGTCAGCATCCAGCCGCAGGGCGGTGCAAAGCGCCGGGACGGCACCAAGTTTATCGCAGAGCTGGACAGTGGCGCTGCCAATGCTGTGCGGATGGTGGGCTTTGAGTTTAGCGTCAATGACAGCTACATGCTGGTCTTCACGCCCGGCAAAATGTACGTCTTCAAGGATGGCGCGCTGATCACCGACATCAATGGCAGCGGCAACGACTACCTGACGGTCGCCAGCCTGACATCCTCTATTCTACCTGAGATGAATTGGGTGCAGTCTGCCGACACGGTGATTGTGGTCCACGAGGATCTGCCGCCGACCAAGATCGTGCGCGGCGCTACAGACAGCGACTGGACCGCCAGCACAATCTCGTTTGATCATGTGCCGCTGTATGCCTTTGAGCTGGACATCCACAGCCCACAGTTCACCATCACGCCATCCGGCGTCAGTGGCAACATCACCATCACCGCGTCGTCTGTCACCACCGACACAGGGTCGGCGCAAGCTGGCGGCGCTGACACGATCACGCTGAAGGCGGCCAGCAGCTTTACCGCTGACGACCAGCCGAATGGCATGTTCATTGAGATCACCGCCGGCACAGGATCCGGGCAGAAGCGCCACGTCGAGGACTATGTTGCATCGACCAAGGTGGCGACTGTCTACCCGGCGTGGGACACAGCGCCCGACGGCACGTCACAATACAAGGTGGTGGCGTTCAACTCTGCGGCTGTCGGTGAATACGCAACGGTGGCGACTGGCTTTGGCCGGGCGCGCTACGTTGAGTTCGTCAGCGACACAGAGATGAAGGCATATGTCGATATCCCATTCTTTGACACCAGCGGGATTGATGCCGGCGACTGGAACAGTGAACACGGCTACGAGGAGGTCTGGTCGGCTACGCGCGGCTATCCGCGCAGTGTGACGTTCCACGAGGGTCGCCTGTTCTTTGGCGGCACCAAGAGCCGGCCATCAACACTGTTCGGATCCCGCGTCTCTGATTTCTTCAATTTCAATCCGGGCGAGGCTTTGGCTGATGACGGCGTCGAGGCAACGCTGGACACCGGCACGTTCAACGCCATTGTTGATATTTTCTCCGGGCGCAACTTGCAGGTCTTCACGACCGGGGCCGAGTTCTTTGTGCCGCAGACGCTTGATGAGCCGATCACGCCAAGCAACCTGATTGTGAAGCAGCAAACGGCATTCGGCATGAAGCCGGGCATTCGCTTGCAGAACGTCGATGGATCCACGCTGTTCATCCAGCGGCAGGGCAAGGCGCTGCAAGAGTTCGTATTTAGCGACAGCGTGCAAGCCTACACGTCATCCAAGATCTCGCTGCTGTCGTCTCACCTGCTGAAATCGCCAGAAGAGATGGCAGTGCGCGTCGCCACGTCTACCGACGAGGGCGACCGCCTGATGATCGTGAATGGCGATGATGGCAGCATCGCGTGCTACACGCTGCTGCGCAGCCAGAACGTGATCGCGCCGTCCGAGTGGACGACCGATGGCGAGTTCCTCAACATCGGCGTCGATGTGGATGACATCTATGTGGTGGTCAAGCGCACCATCAACAGCTCGGATGTCTACTATGTCGAGCTGTTCGACGCCGATGTGCTGCTGGACAGCGCCAAGACAGGCGGCGCTGCCAGCTCGGTCACGATGGACCACCTAGAGGCTGAGACGGTCAAGATCATCCGCGACGGCGTCATTGAGCCTGACCAGACGGTGCCGGCATCACCTTACACTATTACATTTGCCACAGCGGCCACTAGCAGCTATCAGGTGGGCATCAACTTTACCCCGGAGGTAAAGACACTGCCGGTCGAGCCAAACCTGTCCAGCGGCTCTCTGAAGGGCTTCAAGAAGCGCATCTTCGAGGTGAATGCCGAGCTGTTCGAGACGCAGGCGCTGACTATCAATGGCAAGCTGGTGCCGTTCAGGAATTTTGGCGGCGGTGTTCTGGACAGCTCGGTTGAGGAATTTACCGGCATCAAGACATTGCACGGTATTCTGGGGTATACTTATGATGGGCAGATCACCATCGGCCAGACGGTGCCGCTGAAGATGACACTGCTGGGTATCGATTACAAAGTGAGCGCGGGACAATAAGATGAGTGCAGGTGCAGCAATGCCGCTGATGGCGGCGTCAGCTTTCATGTCATTGCAAGCGGCAGGCACGCAGGCGCGTGGCCTTGCTGCGCAGGGTGCCTATTCCCGGCTGCAAGCAAAACAGGAAAGCCTGAAATACAAGCAGAATGCTGTTGCTGTTCTGGACAACATTCTTCAGACATCAGCAACAATCACCGCAAAGGCGGCTATGGGCGGTGTGGATCCCTTCAGTGGGTCTGCCAAGGCGTTGCGCGACTATGCTGTCGCCAAGGGCGCGCAGGAGCTTTACACGACGCAGGAGGGTGAGGTCATCGCGCTTGCCGGCGGCAGAATGCAGGAACAGCAGTACGCAATGCAAGCGACGGCAGCCCGGCAGGCTGGCTTTGCCAGCGCCATTGGCAGCTTGGGATATGGCTTGCAGATGCAGCAAAGCATAGGAGGTCCGGGTGGCACGACTACCTAGATACAGGCCGCTGGGCGCTCAGATCCCCAGCCTGCCAACGGTAGACTATGCCGGCACAGCACGCGCACAGGCGCGTGTGGCGCAGACTATCGGCCAACAGCTCGACCGTATGGCCAGCGTTGCATTCCGCGAGGCCGAGATACAAGCCAAGATTGAAGGCGCTGAGTACGGCGCGACGAATGCGCCTAGCATTGAGCAGTTGCAGCAAGCGGCGACGCCGGCAGGCAGGGAAGAGCTTGTGCCGGGCGGCACTGGCACTGTCTATGATCGCGCGGCACGCGAAGCAGCACTGCGGGTCATTGCCAACGATCTGGACACATCTGCGCGCGAGGAGATCGCAAATCTGCGTCTGACAGCGGCGTCACAAAACATGCCTGTGGCTGACTTGCAGAACAAGATTGATGGCGTGATCAATGGATATGCTGCTGCTGTGTATGACATCAGCCCGGCTGCATCCAGTAATTTTAGGGCTGGCATTGCTGCCGCTGGCAATTCTGCGGCAGTGGCACACGCCAATAATATGGCCGAGCAAGCAGCGGAGAAAAGAGAGCGCGACGCTATTCGCGGTATTGATGTGCTGCTTAATGAAATTCCAGATATTGTTAGTAGGGGCGATTATATCGGCGCAACCGGTGTGACGGTCACCGTGCAACAAAAGTTGGATTTTCAAAAAGAGAAACTGTTTTCAAAAGCAGAAGATCTTGACCCCAATGTCTTGTCGTCAAAATTAAAAGATTTCAACAGCGCTGTGTCAAAAGCCATAACCGGCGCTGTTGTGTCGTATGGCATTGAAAGTCCTAGAGCAAGAATGAAGGAATTTAGGACTGGAAATATTGGGGATCCTCAAATTGCACGGCTATGGAATGGCTTGGATGACACGCAGAAAGACGCAATTCACAAGCAAATAAGAGATGAAATTAAAGATCAAAATGCTTTGATTGCTAGTGAAGAGCGCATTGCCGAGCTTAAGGAAAAAGAGCGTGAAGAAGAGTTGATACCAATTATCTACGGTGGATTGCGTTCTGGCGCAGACGTGTCAACAGAGCTTGCGGAAATGTCGCTGCTTAATCCGACACTGCATGAGCAAATGATATCAATCCGCGACACACAGGGCGGGATTGATGACGCTGACACTATGAGCAGTTTTAATGTGATGGCAGCAAACGGAAGCCTTGCGACTGAAGATGTCTTAGAGGCTATCGCGGATAGGCGTCTCACATCAAATACTGGCGACAAGTATTTTTCAAAAATCAAAAACCGTAAGGACGAGCGTTATAGGCGCGCGTCAAGTATGTTGTCGCGTGCTTATGGCAACCCTGAAAGGATCATGACCAATCGCCAGTTAAAGGGCGATGAAATTGTAAGAATGGAAAAGCTCAATCAACATTTGGATGATATTGATATGTTGATGGACGCTGACCCAAATTTTGACGCTCTTGAGTATGCCAACAAGATTGTTGAAAGAGAGGCCCAAGCAAGATCTACAAGTAGAGCGCGTGACGATCTTGAGACGGATATCAATACGAGGCTTGAACTGTTCCCAAGCGTCAAGGCAATTACAAACATCGATATAAAAATAGAAGAAGCAGAGCGCCTCTTGAGTGTTCCATATGAGCCGGGCGGTCTTTTCACTAGCCAGACTGGCTTAAATGATCAGCGACGCCTTCAGCTTATGGATGTTCTCAAAGATCTTAGGAAACTGCAAACAATGGGGGCAGGGCAATGATTGAGCAAGAGCTTGAGATGCTGATTGCCTCCACTGGCACAGGCATGAGGCGGGAGTATGCAGAAGACGAGAAAGGTATATCCAGATTAATTGTCAAAGCAGGCGAGGCGCTTGGCGGCGATCCAGAGCTGCGTGGTCGTATGACTGTGCCGGCTGGCAGTGCTATCAGCCCCACTGAAGCGCCACTGCGCGCGCCTATGCGCCAAGCCGAGCGACGCGATATGACTATGGGTGAGGCGGCCTCTGAGATTGGCACTGCAACAGCCGGCCTAGCCACTGGCGCTGTTGCTGGTGCTGCTGGCCTGCCCGGCGACTTTGCGGCCCTGCTTGGCGGTGCGTATAAGGCAGCTTTCCCTGATGAGGGCGAGGGCAGGATTGATGCGTTTGTTAATGCTGTTGATACAATCTCGCAAACAGCCGGGTCAGAGGCTGCGCTAAATTACATCAACAGCGTCATCCCAGTCGAAGCAATGTCGCCGGGGATGCGTGAGGCATACGAGCAGGCACAGACTGTTGGCACATTTGTTGGCCTTGGCAAGGCTGGCAAGGCAGCAACTGGCGCAGCCACGCAATTTGTTAAGGACGCCCCGGCCCGTGTGGCGGCGCGAGAGGCCGACGCTAGCGTCACGCTGGGTATGGGTGTGGATCCTATGCCGATGATTGATGAGGCTATTGTGGCTGGCCAGAAGCTGATGGGCAAAGAGCCTGCGGCTGAAATCACTCTTGCCCCAGAAACGGCGCGCGCTCACAAAACCCCAGCCGAGCTTTTGGTTCAAGGCACAGGCGACAAAGCTGTGACGCCTGTTGTGCAAAAGTTTACTAAAGGCAAAGAGGCTTCTGTTCTTGCGAATATTGACGCGGCACTTGCAAACAATCCAGATGCGGCCAGAACCGTGGATGGCTGGAAAAAATTTGCACAAGAGACAATGGGTGGCGAATACTTGCCGCACCCACCAATGGTGGCGCTTGAATATGGCAGATCCCCAGACGCTATTGCGGAAAAGCTGCGCAACCTGACACCAGAATTGAAGGCCGGCGTAGATGAAGGCTTCCAATATGTATCTGACATCAGAAACATATACGAAGCCGGCGAAGCTGCGCCAGAGATGACAGCAGATCTTTTTGTCTGGGGGATCTTGTCACGCGGCGCAGGGCCAGTGCAGCAAGAGGCGGCATTTATCGACATTATGGAAGACGCCGCGCCGATGATTGAAAAGGTGGCTGCCGGCACATTTGATGAGGCCGATATGGCCAACTGGATCGACAACATGAAAAAGTCGCTGCCAGAAGGATC